ACATATCAAGTTGCATCCACATTCAGTTCAAAGATTTCTTGAGCAAACATTATGCAAAACATTCAAGCGTTCTTCTAATTCTATACCTTACAATGTAACAAGAACAGAAACATTACTTGAAGGTTTTGATAGAGAAGCACGATCATTAGGTAGAACTAAATGGGCATTGTACAATGCAATGACATACTGGTCAACTCATACTGATGGACAGCGTGGACACGCTATTCGTAAACGTAGAGAAGATGAAGTGTCTAAAACATTAGGTTCTGTACAATGGAAAGAACTAGTTGCATAGTAGTATATAAATAGTATAATAAGAGTACGAAAGGAATATATTATGACCGAGGGTGAAATCTTTGATGAGGTAGTTGCCCGTCTTGGTGAATCAGAATCTATACAAGAGTTTAGACATGCTGTAGAACCATTTGCAGAAACAATAATCTCATCACCACTATTTCCAAATGCCAAAAAAAGTCGTTTCAATGATGTTACATATCATATGTGGAACGATTATTGGTCTGAAAAATATTTATAGAATCATATGCAAGGTCTTTTTTATATATTTTGTGTGCCTTGCAATGATTAGGTTTGGGCGTACCTAGTTATGAGAAAACGCCCACCATAAATCCATTAAAACAAAGGAGTATATTATGGATAAATATAATGTTGACTTAAAATTTGATCGCCAAACTTTAAAGTTTGGTAAGTCGCCAAACACGTGCGAGTTCATTGATTTTCATTTAGATAACCCAAAAGTTTGGGAACTGTACCTACAGTTTGCATCTGATATGGTACATCACGGACACAAAAAATTATCAAGTGAAATGCTTATCAATCGTGTTCGTTGGGAAACAATGGTTAATACTACTGACAAACAATTCAAAATAAATAACAATCACAAACCTTATTATGCAAGACTCTTGCTCTCAACACAAAGGTTTAAGAATACAAAGTTCCTTGAAGTTAGACAAAGCTGTGCAGATGACTTATCATATTCCGAATGTGAAATATTGATGAGTCCATATGTATAGAATTGCAGTCAAAGAATTACAAGAAAGACGGCAACACCTAGGATTATCTTCGCAAGAAGTTGCAGAAAAACTAGGTGTTTCCGATTCGTTAGTATCGCTTTGGGAATGTGGTAAAAAGCAACCAAGCAGCACTATGTTTTTTAATTGGATAACTGTGCTTGGCTTTAACTTTATTCTCAATGTACATCAATCTCAAATCCCAAAAACTTTTGAGCCAAGCTACGATACAAAGCGTTGGATCACAGAAGAATTTGGAGAAAGGTATAACTATGAGCAAGAACTTAAAATCTTTATCAACCATTATCGGGCAGGTGCGACAACTAAATCGGATTGGCAGTACGCTTTCCGATCTTGGTTATTGCGTTCCAAGAAATTCCAATCCAATACAACTCAAACCACCGAGGGTACTGCAGAACGCCGTGAGCGTATTAACAATGTCTTTGCTATTAGCAATAAAACAAAACAAAGTAGATGAGTATGTAGCTACAGAAGATGATGCCACTAAAAGTTTACATTTATTAAATGAAACATTACGACATTGTAAAAAATTAATGTTACCTGCAGATCCTAAATATATAGGCACGGCTATAGAAATGTGTGCCTCTACATTTGGGTGTGATGTACCTAATGAACTTGGTTTAAAAATATACAAAGACATATTAGCAAAATATCCACAATGTATTATAGAAGAATACACAATAGAATTAATAAAGACTTACAAATACAGGAGGTTGCCTGTACCTGCAGACTTTTTAAATATCTATGAACCACCATACGAACACGGAATGTTGTTCATAGAAAATACATATTTAAAAACAAAAAAGTTTGCAAACATAGTACAAAAGTGCTATAAAATAGATACGAAAGGAGTATAATATGCAACCAAAGAAAAAAGTAGAACGACCTAAAACACTTGGTGGTTCAGATGCTGTACGCATTATGGAAGGTGATTGGCACACACTCTGGAAAGAAAAGACAGGGCGTCAAGAACCTGCCAACTTGGATCGGGTGTTACCTGTACAAATCGGCATTGTTACAGAACAATTAAACAAGCAATGGTTTGTTCAGGAAACAGGACATAAACTATTACCGGCTAGTAATCAACACGAATTCACAGATGGATTTCGCCACGCTAGTCTTGATGGAATGGTAAATGTTAGTGACAAAATCTGTGTCCTAGAGTGTAAGCATACCAATGCCAACAACACTTTAGAAAATGTTATACGAAAATATATGCCTCAGCTACAACATTATATGCAAGTTGCAATGATGGATAGAGCGTACCTCTCAGTAATTTTTGGTAATATGAGATACGAATGGTGTGAAATAACATACGATAATGATTACATAAAGATGCTTTACGAAATGGAAGATACCTTTTGGAAGCAACATATATTAAATGACAAAGAACCAGAAAATATAAAAGCAGAAAAAATAATACAAGACTATACAAATAACATAAAAGTAAACGATATGATTCGTATTGATATGGAGAAGAACAATGAGTTTGTAGCTAATGCACATGCTTGGCGTGAAACGAAAATACCATACGATCAACACCGAGCAGTTGGTAAGGTATTGAAAGAACTAATACCTGCCAACTGTCGTCTTGCTGAAGGTGGTGGTATCAAAATATCACGAACAAAAGCAGGACACCTAACCATCAAAGAAAACAAAGGAGGTTAATATGATGGGTAACATTGAACCAAGAGTAAAGAAAATACTACAAGAGTATGATCTTAAACCCGAACACGCACTCTGGGAACTAAAGCGTGGTGGTAAAGCAACATTAGTTATGTTGCACAAATACTGTGAACTTGTTGGAGCTAAAGCAGGTGTTGTCATTGATGACATACTTGAAGTAGAAACAAACTCTGCACAAGGTATTGCAGTAGTTAAATGCTATGCACACAATGACAAAATGAAAGTCATTACCTACGGAGAAGCAAGTCCTAAAAATAGTAAGGTTGCTTATCCATATGCAATGGCAGAGAAACGTGCTGTAGATAGAGCCATACTTAAACTTGTTGGATTACACGGCTTTGTATATTCAGAAGATGAGTTTGATACAACAGATCAGAAGATAGGTTCTGCAGATGATGACGCTATTAAAACATTTCTTACTAATATTGAAGGTAGCAAAACTATTAAACAAGCTACCGGATATTATGAAATGGCAAAAGTAAACATAGCTAAAGCCAAGAAATCTAATCCGGGATTGTATCAAATGGCTGTAGCTAAATATGAATCTAAACGAAAGGAACTACAAAGTGTATAATAAAATTACATTGATAGGTAATCTAGGTGCTGACCCTGAAATAAAACAAACAGGTGCAGGATCTAATTACGCCATCTTGTCTTTAGCTACAAACAGAGTAGTTAAAGGCGAGAAAGATACCGAATGGCACAAAGTTGTTGTTTGGGACGATAAGATTGCTGACATACTTTCTAAATATAGTAAGAAAGGTAGTCGGGTTTTATTGGAGGGAAGATTAACATATCGGGATTGGACAACCGAAGATGGTGAAAAACGAACCAAAGCTGAGATACACTTAGATAGGTTCAATTCAGAAATGAAACTTATGGATTCTAAATCTGATAACTCTACACCATCTGTAACTACAGATGAAAAATCAAAACCACGAGGATTTGAAAAAGAAGGCCTTGATGATTTTGATGATGAGATTCCAATCTAATGTTTAAAATATTTGTTGTTACACTATGGTTAGAATATGAAGGTAGATTATATATGAAGTATGCTGTACCTTTACTAGCCAAGTGTAACGTCTTTACGTGGTGGAGTGTGCAAGAACAATTCAAAAATTCTGTAGTTAATGTAGCCGCTATGAAGTGCACACGATTTAAAGATTTTAGGTACGATAGGAGGATTTATGACCGCAAATGAAGCACGTGTATTAAAGTTTGTAAAAGACTTTTTAAGTATGTATGGGTTTAGCCCATCTTATAAAGAGATTGCAGAACATCTAGCGTTCTCATCACCTTCACAAGCACATAAAATATGTATGCAATTAGTGAAGAAAAATAAATTAACCAAAGGTGTAGGTGCAAGAAACCTAGAAGTATTAGGCACAGATTGGTATGCACACGCACCATCAGATACAGAGCCAAAAAATGGGAAAGTTTAGCAAGAGCAAGGGATATAGAGTAGAAGCAAAACTTGTAAAGGAGTTTGTTAAACACGGAATAAAAGCACGGCGACAACCAATGAGCGGAGCGATACCAGATTTCCCTTACGACATAGAAATAAGACAAGAACCTTGGCACAAACTAAGCGTGGAAGTAAAGGCACGAAAAGATGGAGCCGGATTTAAAACACTAGAAAGATGGAAGTCGGGTGCTGACTTGCTGTGCCTACACAAAGACCACGGCACAACAATGGTATGTTTAGACTTGCCTTTATTTATAGATATATTAAAACAAAGTAATGAACAAGATTAATGAACAAGGGCAAATAGTTGACGACAATGGTGTACCCATTAAAGATCACAAAGGAGAAATTATAGTTGTACCCCTAGAATATAGATACAATTATCAAGAGTATCAAAAAAAAGATTAGTCTATAGGTAGAATAAAAGTAGAATTAGCCCTACAACGGCTATAGCTGAGTACAGAGGGTAAGCTGAAATCTGAAGTATAATCTTACCCCAAACCTTACTGCACACCCTTCTAGCCTTCTCTATGCTTGACATTTTTGCCTCCAAATAATCTATTATGGTTTTTTGTTTTTGTTTTGCCATTGTTGTCCAATTTTTTCTGCACTACGCCCAACAGTATAACCACCGACACCAATCATTATAATATCTAATAATGAGTTTTGCACGGACTCAGGAATGTTAGGTGCAGTAAATCCAAACCAATGTGCTACCATTAGTGCGGCAAACAATAACATCATTATTGGTCGCCAACTTCTTTGCAACCACGTACCTTGTGCTTCTAATTGTATAACAGTTGCGGCGGCTTCTATTTCTTTTAGATCGCCTGTAATAATTTTATGCTGTAACTCAGCTTTAATCTTTTCTTTCTCTGCTTTAGATGTAATAACTTTATCTACAGTAGAGAATATTGATTTAGCTATAGGTGCAAGTAAAGGTAACATTAGATTATATTATTGTAGAATTTGTGATCGCCAATAGTAACTACAGGCGTTTGGCCTTGTGCCCATTTAGGCATAATGTTTGTAGTGTGATAATGCGTTGACCCTTCTGTATTATCTTTTATCTTTTCTTCTAATACCAAATAAGCAAGAGCAAACATTTTTAAATAAACTTCATCTACCATTGGTAAATTCTCCATCTTTTCTTTATTAGGATCACCTTCATTCCAACAACTAAACTGCCATTCTTTTAAACAAACTTCTTTTGGTGTGTTGCCATACCAACGTCTAGCCTCGGCTCTATTTTTTATAACACTAGCTACAGCAATCTGACCACTAGTATCTTGGTTGCGAGATTCACCCCACATTGTCTTTGCCATTATGTCTAAATCTTCAAACGTCATATAAACTTTAATAACTTTAACTCATAATATATAAAAATCAAGAGTCCTGCAATAGCTAATGATGCAACTATAATTGTTTTCCTGCGTTCTTTTTCTTGTTCTAGTCGTTTTAACTCTCTTTTTTTCTCAGCACGGGCACTAGCAATTTCACCTTGTAATCGTTCCCATTGACCCGGTGAACCATATAATAAAAAGATTTCACGCAACTGATCACGCATACGAGCAAGTTCTTCTTTACGAAGATGGGCTTCTATGGCTGTTTGTTCTACCGAACTAAATTTACCAAACAAGGATCTTCCTTTTTTTTCTGCGTGTATTTCAATGTTTGCTTCACCTATAGCCCACTTTGATATATACCCACTTAGACTAGACAAGTCTTTACCTACCTGTATACCTTTCATAATTACAGAATGAGCAGTTTTAACTGCGGCAAATGCTGAAAGCGGATCAATCATTAATGTACTCTTTCGTAATCGTAATATTCTTCAAAGCCTACAGATTCTATAAACTCCTTAGCTTCACTTAAACTGTCAAAGGATTTGGCTTCTATAACCACAACATATTGTTTGCGGTATTTTTTAACTTTGTATGTTAATCTAAGTTCTTCCATATAAAAGACCAAGTATTATAGTTATCAACAATCCAATAATAGATGCACTTGATGACCATAGCAATACCTCTAGTCTTTTAATGCGATATTCAACAGCATCAAGACGTTGACCTGTCATTTGTCTATACACGACACATTCTCTTTCGTGAGCCCTCATTTCTTTAGCTACATCTTTTATAGTACGTGTGTCCATTATTTAGGTTTCTCTGGCATAGTTACAGCTTTAGCTTTATCAACTGTGTCTACATCTTTAGTTATATCTCTTAACTTTTGTCTATAAGTTTTCCAATCAGCAGACATTGTTAAATCTGACATACCCATCCAATCACACTCAGCAAGAAGGTTAGTTCTTTCTTCACGAATACTTGCCATTAGTCTGTCATACTCACCTTTAGCCCACTCTACATCTCTAGCTTCAAGTTCTTTGATTTCGTCAGCAGTTAATTCTACTTCCTTACCATTAACCATTTTAGTTTTATAAGTCATATT